GCCGCTGGTATCCTTGAAGCGGCGCAGCGCCCCTTGCGTCTTGCGGTTCATCACGAAGTTGCCGTTCTGGCGGTGGCCTGCCTTCAGCCCATAGACGGCATCCAGCAGCACATCCATTGGCCCCGCGGAGGCGAAGCCACCCGCAACACCGGTGGCGACATAACCGATATTCCCCCAGCTCCAGCTGTCATTGGCGACGGCCGTATAGGAGAGGAAACCCTTCGGTTTGTTGGTACCGTCGCCGGCGATGAACGCCGCTGCCTCCTGTTCGGCAAAGGCAATGTCCACTTCCGAGGCGATCCAGGCCTCGATATCCACGGCCGCATCATCCAGCAACCCCTGGGTTGCGGCAGGCATGGCGTAGAGTTCCATGGTCGGGAAGGAAAGTTCGGAGAGCTTCGGTGTCGTCGTCTCGGGGCGAGCCGCCGTTTCAGAAACCCAGCCGGTGGCAAATCCACCCGGCGAAAACGGCTTCTTCAGCACGGCAGTGGAAACCTGCCGCACGGTCGCAAGCGACCGGATCGGTGAAATCGCCGTCATGCGGCGGCCAATCTCGCCATCCGTTTCGGTGGGCAGCAGATAACCACCATCGGCGCCTGTCGATCCGGCAAAGGCCTTGGCCTCCAGATCGCGCAGCGCGCCCTCCTCACCCCGGCGGATATAGGCCTCGAAGGCGGCCTTGTGCTCATCCGTATCGAGGGAATGCGCCTGCTTGCGGCCGAGCGCCGGGCGCGCTTTCTTGAGCGCCAGATCGTCCATGATCTTGCGGTTGTCATCGAGCGCCTTGTCGATGCGGTCGAGCTTGTCGCGGGTCACGACGTCGGACCCCATCTTGCGTTCGATATCGGAAAGCCGCTGGTCGTTGGTGTCGCGGAAGGTCTCGAAGGCCTCCATGAACTCGTCGAAGGCCGCCGTCATCGTATCGGGCACGGCCTTCACCTGCGGCGCAACCGTCATTGCGGCCGGTTTTGTCATCTGGTCTGTCATGTCGCCATCCTTGTTTTCGGAAGTGTTTGGGAGGAAGTCAGCGTTTGAAGGCTGTGTCGAAAAGCGAACGCGCCGCGCGGCGCATGGTGCGCATCAGCTCGGTTTCGCGGTCGCGGAAGAAGCGGGCGTGTTTGACATCCGATACCCGCGCGGACGGCAGCATCGGAAAGGTCACCACAGAGATTTCCCAGAGATCGGCCTCAAGAATGCGCCTGACGCCAGAGCGTGCCGCCTTGCCGGAGCGCCCCTCCTTGCTGGAACGTACCGTGCGAAAACCGATCGACAGCCCGTCCAGCGCGCCTGTCTTCATCAGCGAATGGACCTCGCGCGAACGCGCGACGCCGGGGGCGAGAACACCTTCCACGTAAAGCCCGCGCTGATCCTCGCGGATGGTACGCCATGCGCCGATCGGCTCGGCCGGATCGTGCTGGTAGAGCATCCGGATACCGCCCGCACCCCGTTCCTCGATGGAGCGGCGGAAAGCGCCGCGCTCGATCACGTCGCGGCCGAGATCGACCTCGCCGAAGACGCTGGCATAACCGGAAAACGTGCCGTCGCCAGCTATGCCGCGCAGTTCCAGATTGGCGAATTTGCGCGTGGCGGGGCGCGGCCCGCGATAGACGTGCATGGGAAACTCCTGCGATGTGAAAAGGGGGTGCCGCGTGGAGGCTAAGCGCGCGGACGGGCGTTGTAACGGTCGGCCACGCGCACCAGCAGGCCAAGCCCCCACCAGGCCACCATGCTGGCAGCGGCAGAGCCCGCCACCATGATTTCCCGGCCTGAAAGCGCGCCGGCAATCTCGAGTTGCTGCACGATCCACAGGCCCACGGGGCCGCCGAAGATCATGCCGCAGGAGACGCCGGTCACGAAACGGCTCGCCGCCTCGCGTTTGCTTTTCGGCAGGAGGTAGACGAGCGACACACCCGCGCCTGCGACGGCACCGGTGATGCGGGCGGCCCAGATGCCGCCTTCATTGGCGAATTCAGACATGGGTAATCATTCCGGTTTAGGATGTGAAAAATCGGACAGACGCGTCGCGTCGCCCGCAGGTCGGGTGTGCAGTTTCAAAACGCCATTTCGCGAGTCTTCAGAATCGCTTGAACGGCGAACCTCACAAAACGATTCCGCTGGTTCAGAATTTGGTCGAAGACGCGGCCAGGTGGCTCAAGCACGGTGGCTAATACCCCACCGCCTCCCGCTTTTCCTCGTCGGTCAGAAACGACGCTGCGCCGATCCTTGTCCACAGGGCGTCCCGCTCACCGGCAAGACCGGCGATCCTGTCGAGATCCGGTTCCAGCCGCAGCCCGGAGCCGAAAATCGGCGATAGCCAGCCGCAGAGCCGTGCCGCCGTGCGGTTGACCAGCGGCAGCACGGTGAGACGATAAAAAGCGCGGTTTGCCTCCTGGTAATTGGCATAGGTATTGTCGCCGGGAATGCCGATCAGCATCGGCGGTACGCCGAGTGCAAGCGCTATGTCGCGTGCGGCACCGTTGCGCGCTTCCAGAAAATCCATGTCGCGCGGCGAAAGCCCCATGGCCTTCCAGTCGAGACCGCCTTCCAGAAGAAGCGGCCGGCCTGCATTCATCGCGCCCTGATAACCTTCCTCCAGCTCGCGCTTCAGCCGCTCATATTGCTCGGTGGAGAGATTGCCACCCTCCTTTGGCTGATAGACCAGTGCACCGGAAGGGCGAGCGGAATTGTCGAGCAGACGTTTGTTCCACTGGCTTGCGGCATTGTGCAGATCGAGAGCCGCGCCCGCCGAAGCAAGTGGCGCGAACCCGGCCCGATCGTCCAGCGGATGAAAAAGCTTCAGGTGCAGCAGCCCCAGCCCGTCACGTTCAGAGGCAATGCGCCTGATGGCGCGGCCCTCGGCACGATAATCGTAACCCACGGGCCAGCCATCCGCGCCTTCGATGATGCTCACCCGGTCCGGCCGCAGAAGATGCAGCTCGCGCAGTCGTTCGCCGACCACTAGCGGCTCGATATAGGCGTTGCCAGCCAACATCAGATGGCCATACAGCGTCTCGAAAAAGTCCGGCCCGCCCAAATGAGCGCTCGGCTTGCCTAGAAGTGCGAGCAGCGAATGATCGCCGATCTCCTCATCGCCATCGTAAAGCAGCCAGCTCACCGATGCGGAGGCTTCTGCCACCATGCGGGCGGCGCGGTGCGCTACCGGGTTTTTCATGAAGCCCTCGCGGGCGAGTGCGGCATAGGAGCGGCCGGTCCAGAATGCCTGCCCACCCTGCGCCGCAACCGCCATGAAGCCGCCCGCCGCTGTCTTGCGTTCAGGCACGGCTCTGCCATCCGCCGGGCGCCGCCACGGCAGGGAAAACGGAAATCGCATGGAATTGTCCTTGTTTTAATGCGGGCTCAGTTTCCCGCCAGGCACTCATCCCTGTGCTCGTGACAGGGATTCAGCCAGCCCAAGTTTTTGGACTGAAAGCACTCTTTTTGCCGCGCAGACGCGCGTCGGCTGGCTTCCTGTGACAGGCTCAGGAATGAGGGTGGAGGGCCCGAGTCTTGACGAAACTTACCGGATTGGCGCTTTCACTGCCGTATCGCTGTTGAAATCAGCGGCAACCCGCGTCTCGCGCAGCGGCTTCACCGTGCGCGTCGAAAGATCATAAGCGGGGTCGGCTTTGTAGGCGGCGAGCGCCGCCTCGTTTTCGAACTCTCCATAGACGATGAAATCGACCGAATTGCCCCATTGGTCCTTCTTCACATTCTCGCCGATTTCCAGCTTCAGCGAATGCGGTATGGCGGTGAGGCCGGAGAGCCCCTTGCGCACGGCGTCGCGGTTTTCCTCGGGAACGGTGAAAAAAACGATATGGCGGATCACGGTGTCACCTGTCATGCAAATTCGAATATGGCCCTTGCGGCGCTTGCTAACGGGTTATCATCTGGCCCGCGCCGGTTCAATCCGCGCCGCCAAAAGGGCGCGATGAAATGCCCGGCCGTAGTCCCCGACAAGCCGTGCCCGGTCGCGGCCATTGATGATGGCGCGCGCGCCCTCCCAATCCTCACGCTTGCCCTCGAACACATCGGCAAGTTTCCGGCCGGTAAAGCTGCCGGCTATCATGCAGTGGATCAGGATCGCGGTTGCCACATCCGGTTCCATGGCGCGCTCGGGACGCTCCAGAAGGTCCACACCGGTCAGCTGCGACATGGCCTCGTAATTGCGGCGATGCGTCAGTTGCACGAAACCGCGCCCGAGCCAGCTTTTGCCCTCGGCGTCTGGCCGCCAATAGGGTTTGCGCACCATGGGCAGCCTGCCTGCCGCAAAGGCCCGGTCCAGCCTTGCGATCGCCTCGGCATCGTTTGCCGCCAATGTCTCGCGCACCGGCTGCATGGTCGCAGCCGTCTCGTGAAAAGTCGTGG